GACAATAATGAAATCCAAGAACCTACACAGGAGATAGAACCAATGTCCGAAGCAACGCCAGTCGCCCCAGTAGAGGCAGCAATTCCAACATCCCCAATCGTTTTCGCAGAAGCAAAACGCGCATACAAAATGCCGTCAGCGGGCGAGTACCTTGCAGCAATGCACATCGGCGGAGACACTTTCGCCAAGGTAAACGCTGCATATCGTGAAGCCGCACGCAACAGCCAATCGGCTTTGGAAGCTGCATCAGAACAAGACCTCACTACCGACACACCTGGTCTTTTGCCAGTTCCAGTCCTTGGACCAGTCTTTAAGAACTACAACTACATTCGTCCAATCGTTTCGGCTTTGGGAACTCGCGCAATGCCAAACGGCAATGGCATCTCGTTTACACGCCCAACGATTTCACAACACACCGTCACAGGCGTACAGAGCCCACAAGGTTCACAAGTTGCATCACAAACAATGATTCTTGATGCGAACTCAGTTGCACGTCAGACCGTCGCTGGCTCGATTTTCATTTCGCAACAGACAATGGATTTCACAGACCCGAGCGGAATGTCAACGATCCTCGACGACCTTGCTGGGCAATATCTAAAACAGACCGACACAATCGCAGCGAACGCATTGGTCGCAGCGAAACAAGCATCGGGCTACACATGGAACATCACTTCGGGAGACATCACGACTTTAATGAACGGAATTTACGGAGCAGCTGCAAATATTTCAGCAACTACCAACTTGTTCCCTACTCACATGATCGTTGACCCGTCAACCTGGTACTACCTCGGCAGCCAGCTCGACGAAAGCAAGCGACCAATTTTCCCCGCAGTGGGCGCAGCAGGTCTCAACGGCCAGAACACACTCGGCGCAGGCAACGCGACATCATGGTCGGGAATGAACCCACTGGGTCTCGACCTTGTAGTTGACGGCAACTTGCCAAGCGGAACAATGCTCATCGTTCACGCTCCAGCGTGCGAAATCTACGAAGCCCAACAGGGAATGCGCAGTCTGGAAAATCCTGACCTTTTGGGCAGAACGTTCTCGTACTACGGATATTTTTCCACGTTCTTCCAGACAGTCGGAGCGAACCCAACAGACAGCCAGTTCGTTCAGTCAATCGTCGTAAACGACTAATCGAAAGGCGGCCTTACCGCCATGACACAGACATACAACGTCAGCTCGAAACAGCTGCAATCGAACTATGCCGTACTACAAACGTTAGAAACAAATGCGTTTGTAGTCGGCCAGTCGATCACGGTTGACAATGTTGGGGGCGACTTCGACGGAACCTTTACGATCCTTGCTACGCCTGGATATTTGTTCGTAGGTGTTAATGCGGTAACAGGATTTCTCGAATACAACCTAGGCAAACCGTTAGAGAACCAAGTTCTTTACGCTTGCGTAGGCGACAACGTGCAAAGGGTTCAGGCTTTTGCAGGAACAATCGTCTACTCGACAACGTGCGATTGGATCGCTTGGGACGATATTGCAACTTATCTTGGTATCCCAGTAGCAACAGAAGACGACGAAACTTTTCTTGTTTCTTGCGCGTCAGCTGCGAACGCTTACGCATATCGCAAACGATCCCAGTCTGGCTACTTTGATTCTTTGGCAAATAGTCCGTCGGGAGATGTAACGCTTGCGACACGCATGATCGGCGCGGCTTACTACCGTCAGCGCGGATCTATGGATTCTTTTAATAGTTACGATTCGATGTCAACAGTTCCGACGCCTGGAATAACCCCGATGATCTTGCAACTTCTCGGCGTGAACCGTCCCCAGATCGCGTAACTATGGCCGTCCAAAATTACAGCGATCTATTTAATACTTGCCTAACAAACCTTGCGACCAAACTTGCCGAAGTAACAAATCTTCGAGTCGTTACCGATCCACGCAATATCACCCCTGGCGCGGGCTTCTGTCTCGTAGGGGCTCCCAGTTTTGCGACCTATTCCAGGGGCGTCGCCATGATGACATTTCCTGTCCAACTCATCTCCACAGGCCCAAGCAATTTAGATGCCCTTAGAACGCTTCTAAACACCGCTGCGCTGTGCTTTGAATCCATGACGGGCATCCTTGAAGGTCATCCAATCACCCTCGACCTGGGCGGCTCAACCCTTCCCGCTTACGAGCTTTCCGTGAACGTGCAGACGCAGCCATGAAATACGTTGTCATATCCAAGCGCGTCGGTACACCTGGCGAAGAATACAAACCGAAACAAAACGAGTCAATCCAACACCTTCTCGACGGCGGGTTTATATCCACCGTCACAGAAACAAAATCAACTACAGTCAAAACCAAGAAGAAACCCAAGGAGAAATAATGGCTACCTCAACTTACCTTTCCAACTGCCGAGTCCAAGTCGGAGCGACAACCGCAAACATCGACATCACCGACCAATGTTCAGGCGCAACCGTAACAATCGGCTACGACCCTTTGGTGACTGATGCGTTCGGCAAAAATTACCATTCACACACCGCAGGTCTTCAAGCGAACGAAGTGCAGCTAGATCTCTATGCCAGCTTCGCGGCTAGTGAGACTTACAGCGCTTTAAAATCTTTGGTCGGCTTGGGTACTTGTCAGGTAATCATCACCCCAGACCCAGACGCGGCGGTTAGCGCGACGAATCCTGCGCTAACTTTTAGTAACACCTTTCTAGCTTCGCTACCATTGGTGACAGCGGTGGGAGCCCTCGGAACTTACTCTGTGACCTTTATGAACGGCTCATACGCAGAAGATATAACCCCATAATCAACGGCCAACATCGGCCCGACACGAAAGGCCAGCAATGAAACTCACATTACGCGCAAAACTTCCAGACCAAACGTTTGAAGTAACCACCAATTTTTGGGTACTTGTCGAATGGGAACGCAAATATAAATCTAAAGCGTCAAACATGAAAGACGGGATCGGCGTAGAAGATCTTGCGTTCATGGCATGGACAGCGGCGAAACTAAACAACATTGTTGTCCCTGGTGCATTCGATGACTTCTGCAAAAAACTTCTAGACCCGATTGAAGTAGTTACCGAGGAAATCGAAAACCCTATCCAAGGGGAACTCACCGAAGGTTAATCGCCGAGATACTCGTTGCGACTGGCTGGGTTCCCCCACAGTTTGAGATAGACACGCCCGACCTGTTGACTATATGTAAAGTCATAGAGGACAACAACAGAAGGAAATAAAGTGGCGCAACAGTATCCAAGTTCTTCAATCCGAGTAATCGGAATTAAAGAGACTTTGCGTACTCTAAATAAACTTGCCCCAGAGATCCGCCGCGCCTACACAAAAGAATATAAAAAGATCGTGAAACCCGTAGTCGATCAAGCCAAATTCAACATACCCAGCGCAGCTCCGCTATCTGGTATGGAACGCGGATTTAAGCGTCTCGGCAAATGGGACAGTTCGCTAGTTAAAAAGGGAATCGTTCCAAAGATCGACACCCGAAAAGCACGAAACCGAAACGCCGTTAAAGGCGTCCAATACGAGAACGTCGGAACTTTCTACGTCATTTCCAAAACTGGTTATGGAATGTTGTTTGATATGGCAGGAAAAAAAAGCCCCGATAGTCCAATGGTCATCGCTCTACAAAGTTTTTACGGCGCACCCTCTCGAACAATGTGGCCAGCCTGGGAAAACCACAAAACCGAAGTCGAAGGATCCGTCGTCGACTTGGTTAAGCGAATAGAAAAATCACTCTCGAATGAACTGGACAAATAATGGCTATACGCATTCCGATTATCTCTGACTTCGCAGACAAGGGAATTCAAGAAGCCGAAAAAGCATTCGGCAAACTAGGCAAAACAGGCGTTCTAGTTGGTGCTGCGTTTGCTGCATCTGCTACCGCCGTCACCGTCGCAATGACAAAATCTGTTTTTGCCGCAATGGAAGATCAAAAGTCGCAAGAATTATTAGCCAAACAATTACAAAACACAGTCGGGGCAAGCGACAAAACGACTAAAGCGACAGAAGATTTCATTGGGCAAATGGAATTGGCTAGCGGTGTTGCCGACAATGTTCTTCGTCCAGCTCTCGGGAATCTTGTTCGCGCCACAGGTGACGTCGCTACTGCGCAAGGTTTATTAACAACTGCCCAAAATATCAGCGCGGCAACTGGGAAGGATTTAGAATCTGTCTCAATCGCCCTGGGTAAAGCCAGCATGGGTCAATTCACCGCATTAGGAAAACTGGGTATTCCTCTTGACGAAAACGCTAAAAAAACTAAAGACTTTGCCGCGATTCAAGCATCGTTAGATAAACAATTCGGGGGTGCTTCGGCAGCTGCCGCAGACACATTTTCGGGTCAACTCAAACGCTTAGGAACAGTCTGGGACAACCTGAGCGAGTCAATCGGTTACGCGATCTTAAACAATAAGTACGTCAAAGATGCGATCGGTTTGCTTCCAGACGCCGCCGCTAAAGCCGTAGCAGCAATCGGAGAAAAAGGTATCACGGGCGCGCTCGGTGTTTTTGTTGACAACATGGGCATCACGGGAGCCTACGCAAAACGTTTCGGAATCGCTGTCGCCCTGGCCTATAACAACATGGCGTCGGACGGATACAACGCAATTACTTTGTTGACGTTAGGACTAGCTCAACTTGTTCCAGCATTCAAGAACGCTGGAAAAGAAATCGCTGGAAATCAAATGCGATTGGGTCTAGAACTTGATGCGAACACAATGTACATCGGCGATCTGAATAAGGCCATGAAAGAAAGCGAAGCGCAAGCAAAACGAACAGGGACAGAATCCGAACGTTGGGCTCAATACTTAGAATCCATTGGCGTAAAAGCCAAAGAATCAGCGCCACCATTAAACGACTTTAATACCGCCGCAAACACAGCGGAGAAAAAAGCGAAAGCAATGGCCGACGCAATCAAAGAAGCTGCCAGCGCATTAGAGAAAGAATTAAACGACGGACTTGACAAAGCTAAACAAGGATTAAGCGACGCCGAAACCGCGTTCGGAGATTTCAGTACCACCGTTTCCGACGGAATAAAAGACGCATTTAGTTTCAAAGATGCAAAAACCGCTGGAGACGACACAGGAAAAGGATTCCTATCAGGTCTACAAAGCCAAGTTGCAGGGATCCAGCAATACGGGAAAGACGTCGA